TCTCAAATAAATCTAATTGCATTTAAAAACCCTCGACCCCTGTTCCCTTGAGGTGGTGGGCGACGCCAAGGGAAAACGTCGCCCACCCACGCACTAGAACAGGTCGCTGCCTGCGCTTGCAGCGGCCGGTGGTGTAGCCGCTACGGGCGGCGCTACCGGTGCTGGTGCGTGTTCTGTTGGTGCTGCGGCACCATCCATTGCCGCCGGGCGATCGACCCAGTTAACGATACTCAGAACCGGCGCCTTGAAACGCAACTCGCCCTGCGGGCTTTGCATTTTGATCGTCTCCGGCGTGCCAGCCTCGATCACTGGGATCTTGCCCGCATTGGCGCCGCGCTCAGCCATAAACTGGTCGTGCAGCTTGTCGACCACTCGCAGCACAGTCTTCGCGCTGTGGCTAAACTCCCGAGGCCCGCTCTCGCCGCTGATGACCACGCGCATGCGAAACGCCTGCTTGTGTTCGTCAGACGGCTTAGCAACCATTGCGTCACCGATCCGCACCATATGGAAGTCCGGCGCACCCGACGCAAAGCTGAGCCAGCCCACTTCCATATTGTCCAGATCCGCGGCAAACTTAAAGCCCGGCGCAATGTCCTCTTCCTGCTTTTGCCAAGTCCCGTCAGCCCCTTGGACGCGGTCTTGTTTGATCCAGTCACCACCCTTGGCGTCAAACTTGATGATCGGTAAAATGTCCCCGCTTGAACGGGCTTCTGTAGAAAAACCTAATGCCATAACTTTAACTCCTTAACATCAACATTAGTTCAAATTTGCTCCAAAACCTTGAAGCTCTCGATCGGGTAGTACGCACAGACGTCGACGTCCTGCGGATCGCCTCGGTCTGTCCGACCACCCATTTGCAAGCTGAAATCGCTGGCAAACGATATGCGTGCCAGCGCGTCAGTCCACAAAACGATAAGATAAGACGGCAGTCCGGTGGTCTCTGTCAAGTGCCTTGCTCGGATGACCTTGTGCAGATTAACCATAGCCGTCGGGTATTTATTCATCTCAAACGTGCGCGTCTTGATCTCGCCAAACCCCACAATGCAGTCCTCTTGGTCGCAGTGGATAGCGCAATCGATGCCATACTGCACCGGCAGTTTGTGAAGCGAGTAGTTGTGCCGCTTCAACAGCTTGGCGACCGACAGCTCGTTTTGCAGGTCGATCGCCGTCTCGTAATGCGGCCGGGTCATTGCAAATTCCAATCCACGCCGTCCTCGGTGGTGAGGCAATACGTCGCCTCATTCGGCCGGGCAAACGCCAGTTGCGTCAGCGCGACGTGACAATCGCTGATCGTCTCATGCTTCGACACGACGCTTACCACGCCCGCCTCAGTGCTGGTCATCGTGACCAGTATCAACCAATATTTCATGCTTTTGCTCCAGCTCTGCGTTTCTTAAATTTTTTATTTTGTTTTTTTGCTTGGTTTACTTCCCATAATTGTTTTTGCGCCTCGTAATACATTTCCTGCATCACAATCGCATCTTTTTCCAAATGCGCCTGTTCTTCTTTGGTCAATGTTTTCCAAACTATTCTCTTATGACCGCATTTTGGACAGCCAATATCACCAAATCTATATCTGGCATAATCACAAACCTGTTCAAAATCTTTTTTGTTCCAACGATGGTCACAAAAACTTTCGCATTGATACGATGGAACCATCTCACATCACCCCCGCCAAGTGTTCACGCAAAATCATTTCAAATGTGTCCCAATCCATCGTGACCGTGTAACGCCAGTCATACGCCTCGGCAATGTCACCGGCCAAGCCTGAGTTGCCGAGCATGACCAGAGCTTGTACGGGCAAGCGCACCTGCACCGGCTGGAAGTCGAGCTTATATATGAGGCACGGCAACGCGTCATTTGTGTTGGCCGAAGACCTAGCCGCTGTGACGATCTGATCCCACCACGACGGCGACACGCCCTTGGCGTACCGCTTGCACTCGATCAGGAATGGGAACGGCTTGCCGTCGGCCGGCTCCAGATCGCTCAGATCCTTCTCCTGATATTGCGAAAGGCGTCTTCGTAATTTGCGCCCGGTCGCCAGCTCGATCAGCTTTGCGACTTCACGCTCAAAGGCCGCACCCTTGGCACGTCCACCACCGGCGCGCATCAGCCCAGCTTCTCCAAACCGGCACGCCCAGCCTGACCGTCAAGAGACGACTGCACGCTCCGCTGGCGAATGTTGCTGGCGATTTGCTTCGCCAACATCTCGTCGGCCAAAGACGACTGACTGCGGTGAGCCGATAATTCTAGCTCGCCCTTGAGCGCCTCGATGGTCGACGTGCGAAGCCGAAGCAAAACTGGCTTGATTTCTGACATTTTACGATCCCTTCTGTGATCTAAGCTGGAAGCTAAAAACGCCTCTAGCAACTTTTTGGTACTGTCATGCCCCAAAACACCCAAAGCCCGTCAGTGAGCTTCTATGGGCGATTAAAGGCATAGTGCTATTTTTTTGATATTTTTACGATATAGCACTTGATTTACACTAATATAAAGCCCATATTCAAATAGTCGAGAGGCACAAAACAGGTAAATTACAAGGGAGACTAAAATGACCAACAAATTTAAAATCGGTGACATCGTGAGGGAGCTTCGCAGGTGTGCAAAACTAGATGCCCAAGGAAATGCTACCTTTAACAAAAATGGTATGGCTGTGGAAACAAAGGCTTGGAGCGATTACACGCTAGAGATTGTCGCTGTGCCTGACGGGAAGCGCAAGCGGTTTGCGGCCAAAACCGAATGGGGAGCCACTTATCATTTTGCAGAAAAGACATTGGAATTAGCGTCCAATATCGACCCCGACCAAGTTTGTGAAGACTGGGATGGTGTAAAGGTCATTCGCGCAAAGGCGGCGGCCTAACGGCCCCGCCCTAACCAAGGGAAAATGGTATGGAAAATCTAAACATCATCGCAAAGCAATTTGGTTTTGAAATCGAACGATCATACGCACCCGGCTGGAAGAGAACGCCGGACGGCTACTGTGTCAATCACAACACTGGCACCTGCAACGTGCAATTAGGTTGGTTTCCAAACTTAAAAGAGGTGGCTGAGTATATCGCAACCGTAATAGCAAATAACGAACATTGGGGGGTTAAGTAATATGACAATCATCGCTAAAAAAATCGCCGCCTTCAAAGTGCGCCCCGTCAACCACGGCACCGCCAAGCGTGACAAGAACCGCTACTGCGGCCCGGCCGTGTTGTCGATCATGTCGGGCATCACCACCGGCGACGCGTCTCGCCTCATCCGGTCGCTGTTTCCACAAGTGCATGCAGTGCGCGGCACCAGCGACTACCAAATCCAGATGGCCTACAAAGAGCTGGGCATCAGAATGAGCCGCGTGTCATACGGCATCACCGACAGCAAGAAGCCGACGCTGGCTGGCTGGCTCAAAGGCACAGTCGTCGAGCGCACCGCCGGTCGCGTGTTTCTGGTCGCCGCTGGCAACCACTGGCAGATCATCACTGGCCGTCGGTATATCTGCGGCATCGTCAAGGAGCTGGTCAGCGTGCGCGACAAGCGCGTCAAGCGCCGCGCCCGCGTCAGTGGCGTGTATGAGCTGACGCCGATTGCCGAGGACGGCAAAATCCGCGTGCCGGTAATCGAGAAGCCGAAGTGCCGCAAGTCGCACTCAGCGTACAGCCGCGTGCGTAAGCTCATCGCACAGAACGCCGACATTGGCCTTGGCTACGATGTAGAGAGGTCGTGGACACACGGCGACACCCAGTATTGGGTGCATGTCTGCGACAACGTCGAGGACTTCATCTACGGCGCCGTCAAGGACGACGACAGCCCAGCGCGCGAGGACGCGTTTGAGGTAAACGACGGCCGGTGCTGTTATAGCTGGGATGAGGTCGAGGATCGCATGACTGAGATCGTCGAGTTTGTTGACAAGTACAACTTGAGAAAGGCGGCGGCTTAACAGCCCCGCCCGAAAGGGAGATCACAATGATTAAAGACATAATCGGAATGTTGTTTTTAGTGTCGTTTGCGTTGGTGATGTGTACCAACATCGTGACGACTGAGTGGAACGTGTGGGCCTTGATGGTCAAGCTCGCACATTAACAAGTGGAGTAATTGAAATGAACACAGATAGACACTGCAAAATCGTCAAAGATATGGACGACAGAATTATGACCGGCGAGCGCATAAGCCCAGAGCTTGTGATGGTGCTGACCGCGTTGCGCGACTTGGTGGATCAGTCGCACGATTATAATCGCAAAATGTCTGAGCGTGTAAACGCAATGAAAACTCAGGTGGACGAGTGGCGTGATCGTGCCAGCAATCTTGAGGAAGCGTTGGAAAAAGAAAAAGGCGTCCGTCAACTTGCCCAGCGTCACTATAAAGAGAGTGTAAACGTGGCTAACCGCCGCGCTGGCATCTGGAAGGCAAAAGTTGAACGTCTAAAAATGCAGGGGACAAACTAATGGTAGGAAAGAAAACACCAAACGACATCATCACCGCGAGCCGCATACCGGCTCTGATGAACGCGTCGCCGTGGGACACCCAAAACGATCTGCTGGCAAGCGTGCTGGCAGACATCGAGGGCAAGCCCGACCCGAAGCCTTTTAACGGCAACGAGGCATGCGATTGGGGTGACACACTTGAGCCGGTCATACTGCTGACCGCAACCGAGCGCCTCGGCCTGTCCGACCTAAAGCTGGAACACGACGCGCTGTTTCACGACAAGATACCGTTTGCAGCCTCGCTCGACGGCACCGCGGATGCCGGTGTCGGCGGGTGGGTCGACACAAACTGGGACAAGGGCATCATCTGCCCCAACGGCCGGGTGTTTGTGACCGGCACCGGCGTGCTGGAGAGCAAGCTGACCAGCGCTAAGCCAGAAGAGGCGCCAGCGGCTCACAGGGGCGTGCTACAGCTACAGGGGCAGTTACTGGTCAGCAAAGCCACTTGGGGCGCTGTGTGCGTACTCTACGGCGGTGTAGAGCTACGCATCTTCTTATATCAGGCCGACGCGGCAGTGCAGGCAAAGATAATCGACGCCGTTGAGGATTTTGAGCGCCGCAAGTTTGACATCGAGTGGTATCCGGTTCTGTCGTCGTCTGACGGCAACACCGCATACCCGCGAGTGGACGACGGCGCCGAGCCGCTGGAGTTGCCGGCCACCGAGGCTGAGTGGCTCGCACAGCTCGTCAACGCCAAGGATGCTAAGAAGGCAGCCGAGGCCGACATAGACGAGGCTGAGGCGGCTCTCAAAGAGTTTATGGGCAGCCACGAGGCCGCGACCGGCGTCGTCGGCAACACCAAATACGCGGTGCGCTGGCCGATGCGGCAGTTTAAGGCACAACCGCCTAAGCCAGCCACGCCGGGCAAGCCGGCACGCACGGTGCGCCAGAACACTCTGACGGTAAAAGAGGTGCGTGATGACTGAGGTTACACTGACCCCAAAGCAGCATCACGTCCGACTGGTGATAGCGCGGTTCCACCGCAAATACGGCTACTACCCGTCGATCCGCGAGCTGTCCGAGAAGACCGGCAAGTCGATGACGCAGTGCGCGCGATACATGAACGCGCTGGTCAAGCGAGGCGCCGCAGAAAAAACCGCTGGCATCGCCCACGGCTTTCGG